TAGGAGGAATAGATGCTTGTGCTAATTGCTGAACTACAGGAGGATTAGTTTGAGGCTGCGCTTGTGCTTCTGCTCTAATTTTTTGCCTAAAAGCCAATTCAGAAGCAGGCAACCAAGCAGGTCCAAGCATCCCTGTTTCTGTTTGAGGATTTAATTCTTGTGCCAAACGTTCATCACTTTGACGTTCTGCTATAGATATTAATTCATTTATACTATTACCGATCATCCAAACATTCCCATGCCTCTACCCATACCATATGCTCCTAAACCGGTCTGGAATAATTGTGCTGTAGGATCAGGTCTAGGGCTATACATTTGTTTAGTCCAAGAAGGCTGAACTGGCAATCCTTGTAACATACCACTATATCTTTCCAACTGCTCGTATGGATATTCTCTTTGTTTTAAGAAATCTTCGTAAGCTAGATCATATGCTCTTTGCATCATACCTTGTCTTTGCGTACCTACATCAGATAATGATTTAAGTCTTTGTAAATCAAGTGCTTGTTCTTGTTTAGTTAAATCAGCTAATACTCCAGCACCTGTAAGACCCCTTCCATAAGCAGCCTCTAAAGCCCTCTGATTAGCTAATTGTGCTTCCAATCCCATTCTGCCTTGTTGTTGCATAGCTTTATCTTGAGCAATCTGAGCCTGTAATCCATATTGCTGTGCAGCCTGTAAGGTTTTATCACGCGCTATTTGTGATTCTAAATCCATTTGTCCAGCAGCTTGTCCAAACTTGCCTTCTGCTATTTGAGCCTGTAAACGCCTAGAATCTGCCTCTGATAAACCTTTCATCTGTGCAATTTGTGCCTGCAAATTTTGAGAAGCAGCTTGTCTTTTTGCATCTTCAGTAGCAATTTGTTCTGCAGATCGTTGTTTCGCCAAAGCTAATGCTTGTTGATCGCTCATACCCAATGCTTTAAATTTAGCTGCTCTATCAGCTTCAAATTGCGCTCTAGCAGACTGATAACCTTTTTCTAACTGCTGAGCCTCTATATCACCTAATCTTTCACTAAGTTCTCTTTGTGCTAAAAAGTCTCCAACTGCTTGTCTGCTACCACCGAATGCACCACTTTTAATAGCTTGAGCGCTTCTTCTTTGCTGATCTTCATCAAATCTTTGTACAGCCCTTCTTTGCTGTCTATCCATAACATTTTCTAAATAAGGACTCATATATTGACCAGCATCAAATTGTTTTCTTCCTATAGAAGCATAAGCTTCTGGACCAGCGCCTGTAACCCCTGTATATATAGGTGCTGCAGAATATGTGCTTCTTATAGGTTCGGCTCCATAAGTGCTTCTTACTGGAGCGCCACGAAACCTACTACGTATATTTGATCCACCATATTGACTTTGTATAGGTCCGGCTTGATATTGTGAAGATGCCATTAAAGGAGAAGCTTGAGAAGCATAACTAGCTATTCGACCAGCTTCATCCATTAAAGGCATTCCTCTTTGGGCTATAGCCTTAATTCCTTCTTGTGCGCCTAATTGTTCAGGAGAAAAACCGGCTACACGTGGTCCTTCATAGGGAATATAGTCCTCATAGGATAATGCTTGCGCACGACCCATAAGGTTATGAAAATACGGCTCAGCGTATTTAGGCAGTCTGCTTTGATAGGTTTCTGTCTGACCGCTTTGAATCACCTGTTGAGGCTGATTGCTTTTGCTTCCCTTTCCCATCTTTTTCCTCCGACTTAACTAAACTTAATTTAGTTTTCTTTAAATTATCTTTTTTAACAACAACGTATTCTTGTTTCCATTCCTGTAAAGCTAACTTCTTAACCCATCCTTTTCTACCTGTTAATTCCATTGCTTCACATTCATTATCTAATGCCCAATTTTCCAATATTTCAAGAGTGCTATCCATCCATTCATTTAACTTTTCACCTGCACAATATTGAATACCTAGTATTCTTTTTCTTGGATAGTGTAAAACTTCTGTCATCACCATTCCAACAATATATTCTTCATCATCAGTTACAATCCAAAGATGCTGCTTTCCAATTAAAAGATCATGCAATAAATCTATTTTAATAAAACGCCCATTTGTAATAGGTATTAATTTATCTAAAAAAGGCTCTATTTCAGGGTATATACTTCTTATATACTCAGGAGGAACCAATGATGATTGCATTAAACCATTACCTCCTGTGCAACTTCTTCTAATTCAATAGCTTCAGGCTGAACAGGAGTACCTGTTCTATTTTGCCTAACTTTTGAAACTAATTGATCAAATTTCTTTCCTCCAGCATCGCTGGAACCATTGCCTGCATGAGCAACAACATCTGCAGGTATAACATATTCATCTTTAGATAATGCTGCTTGTTGTTGTCCGTCTATCATTGCTGGAACAGAATCACTTAAACCATCGCCAGCACCTTCAACCATCCTTCCATCAGAAGGAATCATTTGCTCAATTACTGCCAATAATTCCATTAATCCTTCTTCTCCATAAGCATCTATATAGCGTTTAAACACTTCATCAGGATTAGGATGTTGACCCATAACAGCAGCAATAACTTCCTGTTCAAGCTGCATTCCTCCATCTACAACACCGCCTTCTTGGAATTTAACTAGACCTCCTTCAGCCATAACACCCCTTGATCTAGGCAAACTTCCACCACTTCTAGCCATTGCACGTTCACGCCTTCTTCTAGCTAATACAGGATTATCTTCTATAGTTTGTTCAGATATACCTATTCCAAAAGGTTTTGGTATAGGTTCTATTGGAGTAGGTTCTGGACGACTTATTGTTTCAGGAATTTTAGATATAAAAGGCAATTGTTGTTGATACGAAGTAGTATCTGCAGTTAATCCACTAACAGGCTCAACATAATTAGGCAATGAAGATAAACCCATAGGTGCTGTTTGCTGTTCAATATAACTCATAGAAGGTCTTTCTCTTCTTTTAGCCGGATTAAAACTAGGATCACTCCTGTCAGGATTAGTATTTCTTAATATAGCTTTTGTAGGAGTCATTAATGTTGCTCCTCCGGTTGCTATGTTTGGATCGAATTGCTCTCTTGAAGGTGGCATATAATTTCTTA